TAGATGGTTTAAAGGAATATATCATGTACCTTCAGCTTAAAAGAGCCCAATGGTATGGGGTTGAAGAAAGCGAAGTAGTAGAAAAACTAAGAGAAACATACGATAGTGCTATTGATGCTGGTAAGTTTGGGGATGCTATTAAGGCAGCAGAACTACTAGGACAGTACATTGGTATGTTTGGTAAAGCTGGTGCTGGAGCTTCTAAATCTGGTAATCCAAATGAAAAAGAACGAGTAGGAGCTATTGAAAACGATGTCAATGCTTTCAAAGATGATGGGGAAGCAGTAGGAGAAAGAGTTAAGAAATTTGCTCATCTACTAAAAGACATGGACAAAGCATAGTTAGAATACCTCTATTTTCAATTTTAAGAACCCTGGAAGGGGTTCTTTTAGTTTTTAGTAGTGGATATAGCCAAGATACCTTTCATTGGTCTCTATGAGCTTTAAAATCAAAAACTACTATTTTCGCGGGGAATACTTTTGAAAGCCCCCCTATGGGTTTATAATAACCTAGTATATATTACTTGTTATAGTTATTTTGTATAGTTATTTAATACCTAAAGGTATATTATTTATACTAGATTTGTATAATATTAAATATATAATTATTTTTTATATATTATATTAGTTTTTATATTAATTAAAATAAATACTAAGTTTTTATATTACTTGTTATAGGTTTATAGTTATAGTTATTTTAATAATATAGTTATACCTAAAGGTATGGTATTTTATTATTATATTTATAATATATATATATATATAATATATACTTAACACTAAAATACAACTACAAGTAGTAGGCCCCCTCCGTAAGAGCTTAGGCTTTTCTTTTGAAAGCCCCTATGGTATACTATAAAAATGGAAGAAACTAAAATAAATACCCCACCTCCGTTAGAACTGTCAGACCGTGAATTCGACCACATTTTCGACAAGCTCATTTCCAAAGCACGTAATGATTTTTATACCTTTGTAAAACTAATAGCACCAGAAGTATTACCTGATGGTTTTGTAGATGGAAGGCATATAGAAATTATTGCTAAAGCCCTACAATCTGTAGAGGAGAGTGTCGCTAATCCTGAGAAAAGTCCTAAAAGATTACAGTTATTCCTTCCTCCTGGTTCTATGAAATCAAAACTAGCTTCTAACTTATTCCCTGCTTGGGTATTAGGTAGACACCCTAACTGGTGCTTCCTTGCTATTGGTTCTGACTACAACTTTGCTGTGGATAACTTTGGTAGACCTACAAGAGATATTATTGAATTACCACAGTACCAAGCTATTTTTCCTGAAGTAGCTATACGTAAAGACGTAGCTGGGGCAGAGCGTTGGGATACTACCAAAAAGGGTAGATTCGTTGCTCGTGGAGCTGGTCAGAACATTGCTGGTCGTAGAGCTCACATTGCTATTTGTGATGACGTTATCACTGAACAAACAACAAAAGTTGAAAGAGAAAAGATTAATGGTTGGTACCAAAAAGGATTAAGAACTCGTTTACTTCCTAGGGGAGCAGAGATTATTATTAATACTAGATGGTACATTGATGACCTTTCTGGTTTTACTGAAAAGGTAGATAAAAAAAGTAATAGGCCTTGGGAAATTATAAAACTTCCAGCCCTTCTTGATGAAACCGCAAGTAACCTTTTAAGAAAGAAAGGAGACCCTGATACTAAGTATCCAATAGGTACATCCTTTTGGCCAGAACTGTGGCCTACGTCCCTATTCTTAGAGAAAAAAGAAGTAATGCTTCCATCTGAATGGAATGCACTATACATGCAGAACCCTATTCCTGAAGAGGGGAATATTATTAAAAAGGCCTACTTCAAAGAATGGGAATCAGATACTCCTCCTAAATGTAAATATGTTATTATTTCTCTTGATACAGCCTTTAGTATCAAAGAATCTGCCGACTATTCAGCCTACAGTATTTGGGGAGTATTTGATGAGATACGAGATGGTTTTGATGGAGCGCAGTATAAATTACCTTGTGCCATCCTTTTAGGCTGTGAGAAGAATAGATGGGAGTTCCCAGAGCTTTGTAACAACGTAGCTGAGATTTGTGAAGAGTTCCAAGTAGACTTTGTTCTTATTGAGTCTAAAGCATCAGGACAATCCCTTATCCAAGAGTTTAGACGTAGGGGATTACCAGTAGCAGAGTTTAATCCAGATGGGGATAAAATGACTAGACTACACCAAGCTTCCCCTTTCTTTACCTCTGGAAGGGTTTATGTACCAAAAGATAAGCAATACTCAGAAGAATTAATGTCTGATGTTTGTAGTTACCCTAAAATACCACATGACGACTTAGTCGATACTGTTTCTCAAGCAATCCTATGGCTTAGAGATACCTCTTACATCGAAAACGATGGGTATCCAGAGAGGGAAAGTGAAATTGACCGTATGTGGAAAACAAAACAGCGTAAGACATACTGGTCTTCAATGGTAGGTTGATAACCAACCCTACTTATGATATAATTAGGAAATCTTTGCCCCCAGAGCATTTACAGAAATGCGGAGCATATTAGGGAATTTTAAAATATGGCAGTAATATCCACACAATCAAATTTAAAACAGGCTTTAGGGGCTATTAACTCTCCCTTAAATTCTAAAATACCAGCAAACTTTACAGAAATTGAAAATGAAGATGGCACAGTTGAAATTGAATTCAACGATTCACCAGAAGAAGATGCATCTGAAGTAACGATTGACTATACCAAGGGTTTCTACGCTAATCTAGTAGAAGACTTAGATGAGACCTTCCTATCTGATTGGGGACAAGAGGTACTGTCTGACGTAACAGACGATGAAAACTCAAGAAAAAGCTGGTTAAATACTATTAATCTTGGTCTTGACTTACTTGGTATTGAAGTAAAAGAAAAGAACGAACCTTTCCAAGGTGCTTGTTCAGCTCAACACCCTTTGTTACTTGAATCAGCCGTTAAATTCCAAAGTAAAGCATCCTCTGAACTGCTTCCAGCCGATGGCCCAGTAAAAACCACTATTCTTGGAAATGTTACAGACGCTAAAGAACAACAAGCTAACCGTGTTAAAAAACACATGAACTGGCTTATCACTGAGAAGATGACTGAGTACTACAACGATACAGAGAAGCTTCTTTTAGCTACTGCTATCTACGGTTCTTCCTTTAAAAAGACGTATTACGATGCTGCTCTAAAACGTCCAGTAAGTGAATATGTACCAGCAGACCAATTTATTGTACCTCATAACTCTAGTGATTTACAAAGAGCTCCTAGGTTCTCACATATTCTTTATAAAACAGAAAATCAATTTAATGCTAACTGCGCCACAGGTCTATACAAAAAACCTGAACATGGTTTAGTTGTAGACGAATTTAAACTTACTGATACCCAAAAGAAAGCTGCAAAGCTTCAAGGTATGGATATTAATCTTGGTGGAGACACTGAAGGATACACTCTGTATGAACACTATTGCTTTAAGTATGTACCAGGAATTAAAGAAGATAAAGGTGATGTTAAGAAGCATCAACTAGCTCTTCCTTTTATTATTACTATTGATGCTAATAGTGGAGCAGTAGTAGGCGTTCGTAGAAACTGGGATAGTGAGGACGAGACTTTCCAAAGAGAAGTTATGTTTACTCACTGGCAGTTTGTTCCTGGCTTTGGATTCTATTCCTTTGGTCTTATCCACTTATTAGGGAATATCCAGTTATCTCTTACTTCTTCTTTAAGAAGTTTGATTGATGCTGCACAGTTCGCTAACTTACAAGGTGGCTTCAAATTAAAAGGAACACGTATTGTAGATGATGGAGAGCCTATTAATCCTGGTCAGTTTAAAGAGATTGAAGCTGCCATTATGGATATTAACAAGGCTATTATGCCTCTTCCATTTAAAGAGCCTTCTCAGACCCTATTCTCTATGCTTCAGTTCCTTGATACAAAAGGGCAGAAGTTTGCAGACTCAACAGAACAAGTTATTGCTGACTCAACTAACTATGGTCCAGTAGGAACAACCTTAGCACTTCTAGATGCTTCTACTAAATTCTTCTCAGCAATTCATAAAAGATTACACCTTGCTCAAAGAGAAGAACTCCGTATTATTAGTTCTATTAATAGAAAAACTCTAGGAGATGAAGAAGAATATAATACAGCTAATGAAACAAATCAAATCTCTGCTGCTGACTATGGTAAGAATGTTACTGTTGTACCTGTTAGTGACCCTAACATATCTTCTAATGCGCACCGTATGGCTAAGGCTCAAACCTTATTCCAAATAGCCCAACAATCACCACAAAGCCACGATATGCGTGAGGTCCTTAAAAAAGTATATAACGCTATGGACTTTGATAATCTTGATAAGATTTTACCCCCTCCAGAAGAAGCAGTAATGAATGACCCTTTGACTGATATCCGTTTAGCTACGCAGGGTAAACCAATTAAAGCCTTTGAAGGACAGCCACATGACCAACATATCATGATTAAACAGGCATTCCTTCAAGACCCTATGAGTGGTTCTAACCCAATGATGCAACAAGCTTCTACTCTTATTTCAGCTAACGTACAAGAACACATGTTCCTAAAATTTATGGAATCTGTTAAAGCTAAATCTCAAATGGGTCAGCCGCAACAACAACCACAAGAACAACAAGACCCAATGGTTATGGCTGCTCAAGCAATTGCCCAACAGAACCAAGCTATCGTTGAACAACAAATGGCTCAACAACAGCAGGGTGGTAATTCTGAACAAGCTAAAGCTGAAGCTTCTAAAGTACTTGCACAAGCCGAACTTAAGAACTCTGAAACAGAGGCAGTGAATATCCAACTAAAAGCTAAGATAGCTGAAGAAGAGTTGAGATACAAATATGCTACTCTTGAAGTTGAGAAGCTTAAAGAGATTAATAAAATGATGCAAGTTGATAAAAAACTAGCTAATGATATTACTAAAATAAAAACTACCAAAGGCCTGGATGCTATAATGCAGAGTTTAACTCCTAAACAAGTAAAACAGACCTCTGGGGATAAAGGAGAATAATGAGAATGGTTCATACTGATAATGCGGATGTTATTACAGAATTAAGAAGCATGCGTGG